GAAAGCTGCTCCCATTTGAGAAGCTGCAGCATCTCCTAACACTTCAACCATTACACTTCTTAATGGAGATAACCCTCTTCTGTGGTTTCTAGGATCTATTCTCTCCCTTAAGTGAATCATATCCTCTGGCATAATCTCTAAAGTATTGCCTTTTTGTTTGTATTGATACTTAGTGATTAACTGTTCATTGTTGCCTTTAACTTCCACCATCTCTGGAAGTAATGGAACTAACTGAACTACAGCTCCTGCATCATTCCTTAATTTAAGTAAGAAAGCATCTCCACTTACTGCAATAGAAGTAACAATGTAATTATTCATCAATGAGCTAGTCATATTTGGATTAGGATTATCTAAAAGTAATTGTGCAGGATGATTAGAAATATAGTCCATACCCTCTTGATTCTTTAAATATACTTTAAGTGGTGGCTCACTAAAAGCTGTACCAAGTACATTTAAACAAGCAAGAGCAGCTGAGTTACCCTCTGGAGACATTTGATTGACTCCACTAAAGAAACCTGCATCAGAGTTAAATGGAAAGACTACTTGTGATGTAGGAAAATTATTATATGATTTTTGTTCTGTTGGTATCTCTGAACTCTTAAAGAAACCTCTAATATTATCTGCTATACCCAATTTAGGTTACACTCCAATTTGTCTTTCTAACTATTCCAAACCTAGCTGCATAAGCTAGTGCATCCACCATATCATCATGAGATCCAGAGGATGGAAAGCTAGTCAATTCTCTTTCAAATTCTACAAGCCATTCAGCATTTTTCAAAAACCATATAGAGCCATTTTCTACTCCTGCAGCAGCAGGAACAGCTCTAGCAGTTTTACTCTTATCTGCCTTTAAGTTCCTTATTGGCAAACCCTGCCTCCTAGCCATCTGAATAATACCAAGTCCAAAACTAGAATCCTCCACTCCCAACCAAGACATGTTGTATTCACTTATCTTTGCTTCTATCTGTGGAAGTAACTCTGGAGCTTCTAGTCTGGCTCTGAATACATCCATTACTAATAGCTTACCACTAGGAGTTGAGCCAACTGTCATTATTACTGAATAATCAGCAGTTTCTTTTATACTCAATGCTGTGTCCATAGTGCCAAAGATAGATAACTCACTATGCTTTACTACTTCATCTCCTAAGATATATTCTGGATCTTCTCCTGCAATAGTGTCATAATACTTAAACCATTCTCTCTTAAACATGTGTCCTACTTCTGTAAACTCTGCTAAAAACTCTTGTGCATATACCATTGAGCCTAATTCTTCTCTGGCTTGTGCTAACTCATCTCTGTTAATATTTGGATTAGATTCAGTTGGATAATGCAATATCTTCCAATCATTTCTAAGTTTTGCATTTTCATATAGTTGATACATCCAATTCATACCATTAGGAGTTGTACAGAAAAGAGCTTTGCCTAAACTATCACTGAGTATTGGTCTAACTGTCTCCCAAGTCTCTTTATCCATATAAGCTGCCTCATCAAAGATTATCAAAGATATACCACCTGCACCTCTTAAAGATTCTGGTTTATTAGCTGATTTAATCTGTATAGATCCACCATTAGCTAATACTATTCTTTTTTCTACTTCTCTTGTCTCTACATATCCCTCTGGAAGTTGCCTAACAAGTGATTTAAGATTCAACCAGGATTCTAATGCTTGAGGATATACAGGAAATATAACCCATACCTTTAATCCTTTAAGAGCTTGATCTACAGCACAAGTAAGACTAGCTGTTGTTTTACCCCATCTTCTGCCACATATAGCAACTACAAATCTATTTTCATCAAGAGCTTTTATTAGTTCTATTTGTCCAGAATGTAGATCAGGTGGAGTAGCCTCAATAATCTGGCTCATCATCCTGCTCCCAATCCCACTTAAACCTTATCTGTGGCTGTTCTATATGATTTACTGTTACTTGTGGTTGTCCTAAGCCATAAATCTGACTTATCATCTTGTAACAAATATCTAATATCCCTTTTAGTTCTGTAGGATTCATTGATGCTAAATCTCTTTCATTTATTTCACTAATAACTTTAAAAATTATAGGTTTTAGATTATCTGCTAGATCTCTTGCAGTTTCTCCAACTTGAGCAAAAACTTCACTAATTATCTGCTCATTTAGCATTTTATTAATAGCTTTTATTCTGTCCTGCCATTGATTTTTAGCAGCAATCTGTTTCACTCTTCTGTCTGTAATAGTGAAATTATTGGAAACTTTTTGATAAGTTCTGGAAGCTCCTAAACCTAAATAATACTGAAATCTCTTAAAATCAATATTAGATTCTCCTACTTGTTGTTGATTAGGTAAAGCCAAAGACATATCATCTATATAATCCATGAATTAAGTATAACTTACTATTTATTTTTACAATGTAACTTACAGCTACAACAAAGATAGTTACATTCACACATTATTTTCTAAAGCCAATAGTTAATAACCATATTGCAAGAGTTATTAATGTAGCTAATGCAGTAATTGTTTGAGCTGATCCTGTAAGAGTTAAAGTAGCAATAATTAATCCAACTAAAGTCCAACTAAGATTAAGAGTCTCTTTAAAAGCCTCTACTAACCAATTACCAAATTTTTTAATCATTATATTCCAAATCTTCTAGAAAATACTGTCAAAGAAGCAATTCTTGTAATAATTGTAGGAATTACTACCTCTTTAGCTTTCTGCCTAGTATCTTCTGTTAAATCATCATTAATATCTGTAATACTAAAATTATCTATATCAATATTCCCAATAATACTATCTACAGGATTAGCAACAAAATTTTCAAAAGCTATCTCTGTTTGAGCATCTGCAAGAGTATATTCCATTAATGAATCAGTATTACTAACAGCTCTCTCTACAAACTCCTCAACTGCTTGTGCTACTGTTTCATCTTTTTTTGCTAATTCTGCAACAATTTCAACATCATCTTTTTCAACATTTAAAATCTCAGCCACTACTTCTGTTTGTTCCTCTGTTAGATCCTCTTCTTGAGCAATTTCAATCACCTCAGTTACTACTTCAGATATAATCTCTATTACTTCTGTATCTGTTTCTTCAATATTTTCTAATCCAACATCATTAACAGCTTCAATAACTTCAATAGCTTCTTCTGTAGTTATTTCTTCAATAACAATATCTTCTACAATATCTTCTATTACTTCCTCTGGAGATTCTTCAATTTCTTCCTCAATAGGCTTAATAATGACTTCTTCAACAATTTCTTCTTCTTTTTCTTCATCAATAAGTGTTATTTCTTCTGGAATATCAATAACTTCTTCCTCAATAACAATAGTTTCAACAAATTCCTCTACCTCTTGAACTATTTCTACAAACTCCTCAACATCTTCTTCAGGTATATCAATATCTGTATTTTCTAAATTTTCTTTGATTTCAGCTTCTTTTTCTGCTGCAAGTCTTTCAGATTCTTCTCTATCAGCTCTCTCTTTGTTAGTTTCATAAATACCTGTTTCCAAAAAATTTAATTCTTCTTCTGTAGGTGGAATAGTGGTAGTTGTAGTAGTGGTAGTAGTAGTAGAAGTAGTAGTTGTAGTTGGTATAGTTTCCTCTTTTACTTCACAATCTCCCTCTTTATAACCAAACCATTTTTTACTTTCTACTGCTTCTAAATATTGCTTAAAAGATAGTGGATTATCTGGATGTTCACAACCATTCTCATCCCAAGCTAAATAAGTTGTTACATTATCTTCAACAACATCCTCAGCTTTAGGTAATGTTGTAGTGGTAGTAGTTGTAGTAGTGGTGGTAGTAGGAATAGTGCTTTCATCAACATATTGCCAATACAGTGTATCTATTAAAGATGGATCAGTTACTGTAACTTGAAACTTAGTAATAAATTTATCTGTGTTAGCTTCATCATTGTTGTAATCAGTAAATGATTTATAAAAGGTATCATACATAGTTGATAAGTTTGCATTACTTTGCCCTGATTTCTGTATAGTTTCATCTGTTCCATCAGAGTAATAATATTTAACATCATAAGAATTATTTACTGCAGCAACTATAAATCCTACTTCATAGACATCTTCAGAGAACTCAAAAGAATATGTTCCATTTGATATATGTAAAGCATTACCTGTTGTTCCATATTGGTCTTGTTCATAAGTGTATATATAAGATGCAGTAGCAGTACCATCATTAACTGTTAAGCCATCTTGATAGGTGCTATCTTGAAAATCTTCATTTACTGTTACTTCTCCAGGTACATCTTCTGCTAAAACTGGTAAAGGTATTAATAAAAGAGATATAGTTATAAAACTAATTAATTTTTTATATAACATTATTGATGAGAACTACTAAGGCAGATACAGCAACTATCCACCCAGATAATTCAGATCTAGATATTTTTTGATTAACTTTCTCATGTACTTGATCAATTCTTGTATTAATCTTTTCCTGATTAGAAAGAATTAAAATCAAGAGTTCCTTATTGGACATTCCATTGTTTTCTGCCATGTTTTTAATGTACAGGCAATATGCAAAATAATGAAATTTTTGCAGTTTCCTTAGTGCCATCCTCTAAAACCCATGCAGAGATTTTATCACTAGCAAAAAATTGTATTGTGCCATATTTCCATAGGATTCTTTTAGTTTGTGGATCTATAATCCTGTAATCTGATGGAATTACAAACTTAACTTTTTGATATTTCTTATAATTGAAGCCTCTATATTTCATCTCCAAACATTTCTCTATAGTGCATAGTTTTAGCAGCTTTCCTGTATGTATGTTTATCTAATGCTGAGTTTAATAATTTATTTTCATCATCAACTAGGTTTACATAAAATATGTGCAAGAAATTAACCAAAGTTTCAACAGTTTCATCAAGAATTGTTGCACTTCCTAGCTCTGTCATTGTATGAATATCAAATCTATCTCCATTGTTTAAAACTATCTCTACAACAGTTTGCATATCTTTCATTACTACAGA